AACCTGCTAAAACTAAAACCAACGAAACAGAGGACTAAATCATGGCAACCAGCGTCTACCTATCAAATCCGAATGTGACCATCAACTCGGTGTCGTTGCAAGATCAATGCACTAGCGCAACTGTGAACTATGTGTACGAGCAGCTCGAGACTACAGCGTTCGGTGACACGGCACGCAAGTTTGGTGGCTCAACCGTTACATCGCTACAAAACAACAGCATTGAAGTCGAGTTGTATCAATCGTATGCAGGCTCAGAAACTGAAGCGACAATTTATGGTTTGGTTGGTATTCAAACAACTTTGATCGTTGCACCAGCGTCAGGTGTTGTCGGTGCCACTAATCCGTTCTACACGCTTGTCGGCGCATATCTTGAATCGCACACACCGATCAATGCATCGTTAGGCGAACTGTCAACTGTCACGCTTACATTCACTGGTGGCGTGCTCACAAAGACCACTTCGTAATGGCGCGGCATTCGCCGCTGAGAACTAAACCGCAAGACCAAAACCATAGAACAACGCACCGAGAGGCATTATGCAACTAACACTTAAAGTTACATTTGAGGACAAAACCGAAACCGTCACAACAAACCTAATGACGATCGTCATGTGGGAAAGAAAATACAAACGCAAAGCATCACAAATTAGCGACGGCATCGGTGTCGAGGACTTGGCATACATGGCATACGAAGCGTCACGATCACAAAACATCGTCGTGCCGGCACTATTAGACGATTACATCAAATCAATAAAGAATCTAGAAGTGGTGGAACAAAACGACCCAAAAGTCGTCGCGGTTCTTACCGCTACGGATTAGCGCAGATTCTTGTGGCAACAGGATTTTGGCCGTCAGAGATCACATTTGAATTGGACGACATGAACACGGTGATTGAGATGATTAACAAAGATCGCAAGCAACGCTGATGCCAGCCGAATATGCAATACCAGAGATACACGGCATCAAAGAGGCGTTGGCTGAACTCAATTCATTTGACAAGGTGTACCGCAAACAAGTGACCAAAGATATTCAAAATGCTGGTGCAAAGATTATTTCTACGGCACGCGAACTGGTCGCATCATTCCCAAACAGCAAAGGCAACGGTGCACCGCTATCCGGCATGGTGCGCGGCTCACTTATTAAGGGTCGTGATGTGCGATGGACTAACGAGAAGGCTCGAGCCGGGTTCAAGATCAAGGTCGGTCAATCCGCACGCAAAGACAAGGTCGTACAGTTTGGTGGCAAAGACAAAACATTCTTTAAGGGCACGCCATACCAGCTGATGGTGATTCAACAAAAAGATGCTGCAGGCGCTATCTACGATCACGCTGGCATCAAGTCAAGTAGCACAGCATTTGTGACAAACTTAAACATGGAAGAAGGGCAAGCGCCACGAGCAATCGACATAGCCGTAGAACGAAACCGCGACGAAGTAGAACGCGAAGTCATGCAAATAGTAGAGCGCGTTATGACAAAATTAAACAGAAACATGCAGGTCAAATATGGCAATTAACATTCCGATAATTTCGTCACTCGATTCAAAAGGATTTGACAAAGCGATCACAGAATTTAAGTCGCTTGATGGCGTGGCAGCCAAAACGGGGTTCGCATTAAAGAAGGCAATGGTGCCGGCTATTGCGGTGTTAGGCGGTCTTGCTACTGGTTTAGGTTTGGCAACAGCGGCAGCAGTTGAGGATCAAAAGGCACAGGATTTGTTGGCTCAACAGTTGCGCACCAGCGCGATGGCAACTGACGATGTGATTGCCAGCAATGAGGAATTTATTTCGGGCATGTCGCGCGCGTTTGCGGTAGCGGACGACGAGCTGAGACCAGCAATGGCGAACCTAGTGCGCTCGACTGGCTCGGTAGAGGTCGCACAAGGGCTGATGAACACAGCGCTTGACATCGCAGCAGCAACAGGCAAAGACCTAGAGACCGTCACTTTGGCGTTAGGTAAGGCAGCCAACGGTCAGACTGGCGCGCTGTTAAAACTTGATCCGTCACTCAAAGGCGTAATTGACTCGTCATCAACACTTGATGATATTACTGGCGCATTAGCGGTGTCGTTTGGTGGTGCGGCAACAGTCGCAGCAGAATCATTTGACGGTCGCATGAAATCAATGAAAATAGCAATGGACGAAACCAAAGAATCAATCGGCGCAGCATTGCTCCCCGTGTTGCAAAAACTGTTAGAAATTCTCGCACCAATGGCAAAATGGGCACAAGAAAACACCAAACTGTTTTTAATCATCACAGGTGTTATCGGCGGTTTTGCGGCAGCAATCATCATCGCCAACATTGCAATGAAAGCGTTTGCGATCGCAACACAAGTCGCATCAGCAGCTCAAGCGGTATTTAATTTCATCATGTCAGCAAACCCGATAGCGCTAGTCATCATCGCAGTAGCAGCGTTCGTTGCAGCCTTAATAATACTTGAGCAACGGTTCGGCATCATTAGCAAAGGGTTTGAGTTGTTTAGCGCAGGGTTTAATCGGTTTATCATTGACCCAATTAAAACAGCAATTAGATTTATTGGCGATCTGTTAAGTGCGTTCAAGAAAATACCGGGTGTCGGTGCGATAGGCGGTTTCTTGGGCGGTATAAACATTCCGGGGTTTGCTGATGGTGGCATTGTTACTCGACCTACTTTGGCGATGGTTGGCGAACGCGGTCCTGAAGCGATCGTGCCGTTGGGTCGTGGTGGCGGTGTTGGCGGTGTCACGGTTAATGTGACGGGCGGTTTGTCGACTAGCGCCGAGATCGGGCAGGCGGTCGTTAACGCTATTCGTGCCTATAACAGGTCGGCAGGGCCAGCACAGATACAGGTCGCATAGTGGCAGGCACAGCCGTTGTCGGTGCAGGCAACTACACGCTAGAAATTGACACTGGATTTATTCAAGATGCGTTCATACTTGATGACGCGGTGCAGGGTGTACTAAACAACACACAATATGTTCTCAATGGCACAACAAATTTTGCTGATGTAACCACAGGCGTTGACTTAATTATGGTTAAGCGTGGTCGGCGCGACATAGGCGATCAATTCAGCGCTGGCACTATGTCGTTCAACATGCTTGACACATCAGGCATATTTAACCCATTTGACACGCAGTCACCTTATTACGATCCGACAGAAGCACAGCCGGGTTTAGCACCAATGCGCAAAGTGCGCTTAGCGCGATACTCAAATATCAATGTCAAAGAATATCTATTTAACGGCTACATAGTCAACTACGACTACAACTTTGCATTAGGTGGACTTGACACAGTAACGGTTTATTGTGCAGACGATTTTTATTTGCTGGCACAAACTTTCATGGCAGAATTTAATGTCAGCGAACAACTAACCAGCGCTCGACTAACAGCGGTCTTAAATTTGCCCGAAGTTGACTTCCCGATCGGGCAACGCAATATCGCTACAGGCACACAAACGCTTGGCGGCGCGGCAGCGTTCACAGTTGACGAAGGCACCAACACGCTCGACTATTGCAACCAAATAAACACAGCTGAGCAGGGCAGATTGTTTATGGCGCGTGACGGCGATCTGACATTTGAGCCGCGTATCGGCAACACGCTCAGCCAGCCGGTAGCAGATTTTCACGATGACGGCACGAATGTCCCGTACAACACGGTCGGCATCACATTTGAGGCAGATCAAGTTGTTAACCGTGCGGCGGTTGCCATTCGAGGTGGCACACAAGAAGTCGCAGAGGACTTGTCAAGTCAAGCAAAATACTTTATACAAACAACAAGCATCACCGACTCGCTACTGCATAACGACACAGCAGCGCTAACGCTTGCAAACTATTTGCTTGAACCTGAACCTGAGGCACGCTACACGGCAGTCGGCACAAACCTAAACATGCTGAGCACAGCGCAACGCGACGCAATAGCAATTATTGACATTGGCAACACAATTACTATTGAGAAAACTTTTGCCAGCGGCGCCGGCACAGCTGAACTGGCACAAGAATTATCGGTAGAAGGTGTCGAGCACACGATCACGGTTAGCAACGGTCACTCGGTCATGTATTTCACATCGCCAACCACGATCGTCTATGAGTTGATACTTGACGATTTAGTGTTTGGTATCATCAACTCAACCAATGTTCTAGGATAAAGTGAGGCACTATGGCAACTAGACAAGATTTTACCGCAGGGCAAGTATTGACCGCAGCAGAACTTGATGCGGTCGCAACAGCAATGATCGCGATCAACGCACAGACCGGCACGACATACACAACGGTGTTGGCTGATGACGGCAAGTTAGTGACATGTTCTAATGCGTCAGCGATCAGCGTGACTATTCCGCCTAACTCAAGTGTCGCGTATGGTATTGGTACGCAAATAAATTTCGCGCAGTTAGGCGCAGGTCAGGTGACACTTGTGGCCGGTAGCGGTGTAACACTTAATTCGAGTGGCGCAAAACTTAAACTCAAAGATCAGTATTCGGTTGCGACTTGTGTTAAGACCGATACGAATACATGGTTTGTTGTCGGCAATTTGTCGGCGTAAGTTATGCAAATTCTGGCAGGCGTAGGCGCACCAGCGGACATAGTTGTCGATTATTTAGTTGTTGCGGGTGGTGGCGGTTCGGGTAGCGGTTTTGCTGGTGGTGGTGGCGCTGGCGGTTTGCGTAGCACCGTCACGGCTACTGGTGGTGGTGGCACTCTTGAGACAGCGTTAACA